TAGCAAATGGTAATGCTGATATTGCGTCAAATCCTAAACTCATAAATAATCCTTAAAAGGAGACAGGGGGTATGTGGTGGTGCCCTGTCTCCATCTAAAGATTATACACTATAAATCTACAGTATCAACTCTGTTAATTGAGTATCTGATCCTACAGATCCTTTATAAAAAGTATTAAAAGCTAAACTTATCCTAGTATTAGTTCCTTGTTTAGTTTCTACTTGATGAATAGTTGATGATGGAAACATAAATAAATTACCTGTTTCTACAGGAAAAAACCAAGTTTTAGAATTCCATAAATTCCATTTTGTCTCGTCTATTTCAGGCTGTATTTGTTTATAAGGTATTGGATGTGAAAAAAGTATCTTATCGTTTTTTATATCTGAATCAAAATATAATACTCCAGATACTACTGAATTAGGATGTGCGTGTTGATGATGATATTGATTTGTTTCTGTATAATTTAACCAAGATTGAGTTATATAAAGTTCAAGATTATTTTTTGGACAAATAACTGTATTTAAATATTCTTTGCAATGTTTATCTAAAAACTTTTTTACATTTTTAAATTCTTTTCTATTTAATATGTAGTTATCTTTAGTATTAATATTGCCATCATTTTTAGTGCAATGTTTTTTTTGTTCATTTACAAATTGTAATTCTTGTTTTGTAAATCCTCTGTCTATTTTTGTAATATAAATAGGTGTTGGAAAAATATTATTAATTATAGGTTTAGTCATAATTAACTACTAAATATGTAAATATTTCATCTTTAGTTGGAGTTACTATTTTGTATTCTACATCAGAGTTAAAAGATACTAGTTTATTTTCTGTGCTTTTAATAAAAGTATTATCAATTTCAATACCACCATTAGTATGATTAGAAAATAATATTGCTACTTTACTTTCTTTTTTATGATGATTAATTAAATATTTTTGTGATTCTAATGTTTTAGTAAATAAATTAAATCTTACTGAATGTAATTTTTTGTGTGGTATTTTTTCTAAAACTGGTTTTACCATATTTAAATAACTCATAAAAACACGATGTGTTAAATTAGAATCTTTTACTATTTCATTAGTAAACTTATATCCTTTGCACGGTCTGTAATTTACAAAGTCATTATAAAACCAAAAAAATGTATCTCCTGTTGTAGTATCTCTAATACTAGAAAATAATATTGGGTCTATAAAATTATCTATTATGTGATGTTTCATTTTTCTCCTTTTATTTATAGTTTATATTTAATACTATTCTATATTTATTATTTGTATGTGTAGTTCCAGTATGTTTTAAAGAATTAGCAAATATTACTATACGATTTGCAACACTATTAACTTCTTTATTGTTTTCAAATAAAGTTTTACCATCGTTTGTGTTCATATATAATATTGCGGTATTGCCTTTTGTATAATCTATGTCTATGTGATAATCAAATGGTCTTACAATATCTTCTTTTAAAGTTAAATTTACTTTTGCTTTTAATAATCTTTTAACTTCAAGTTTCTCTAATAAAGGTTGTAAGATGTTTATTTTATCACTTAAATTTTTTTCATTATTAACAAATAAATGTGTAAATTGAACCTCACCATCTTGACCTACTTTACCATCTTGATGAAACCAAGGAAAATTTTTATCTAAAAAACTATTATAAATAAAATTAAATACTAAATCTGGTAAAAAATTATCTATTATTTTCATTTCTTTTTGTTATTCAAAATAATTAAAATTTATAAGATATCTAAAATCTGAATCTTTAGATGTTACTCCACGATGTTTTACATCCGCATCAAAGATTAACATTTTGTTAGCTTCATCTTTAATAAATATAATTTCGTTATCTATCTTAAGTTCGGTGCCGCCGTCAGTAGTTTGTAAATATAATATAGCTGTTTTAGAGGGGACTTCAAATGTATAATCACAATGGAAAGCTGAACCTCTTTGTAGATAAAAAACACTAGGAGTTAAATTAGCTCTTACCTGAACAACGCTAGCAATTTCTAATTGTTTTAAAATAGGAACAATATACTCTTTATAATAAACACTACCAGGATGATAATCATTAAAAAAAGAATGAGTAAGATAACCAAGTTCTTTTTTATCTTTTGTAAAAACTTGTCTTTCTCTTTTAAACCAAGGAAAATCTGTTTCTATTATTAAATATTGTAACGCTTCAAAAGCTATTTCATTCATAAAATTATGAATGACTTTATATTTAGATTTCTCTTCCGACATACCAGCGTTGAAACTATAGTATTATTTACTAACTGTCAACGTCCCATTGTTGAGTTTCTTCATTCCAAGTGTGATGTCCTTCTGTTGGTTCTGCAACAGGAGGCTCCCACTGACAAGTAGTTTCATTTAGTATCCAACTTAAATAGGGTTTAGGTGGAATGAAAGCATCTCTATCTGCATCATATTTAAAACCTATTCCTGCGTGATTTTTTCTAAAAGGTGTACCACCTAGTTGATGAACACCTCCTTGAGTATTATAAGATGTTTGTTTCCAACAAGGCCAATTAGATAATTCTTCTAAAAAATTAATACCTAAAGCTTCTTGTTCATTACCAGCATCATCTAACAATACTTCGTTAGCTACCGAAACAACTTCCAGCACTATTCCATTCATTCCTATTTTTGCAAAAGTAGCCATTATGTTACGTACGTTCCATTTCCTGTAAATTTTACAACTGTTTTTCCACTTACTCCGGTAGTTACAGTTGGACTACCAGTTACTGTACCTGAATAAGATGCATCTGGCATACTTAAAATTACCACTCCTTTACCACCAGCTTTGCCTAGATAAGGAAGATATGCACCACCACCGCCGCCACCTGTGTTGGCACCACCAGCTACGGCTTCTCCGGTAGAGTTATTACCATTACCACCACCGCCTTGGCCGCCTGAAGATGCAGCTGCACTGTGTTCTACAGCAGCACCACCACCGCCTGCATAATAAGTTGCAGGACCTGTAATACTACTTTGTGTGCCATCGCCACCATCTCCACCAGAACCACCAGCTTGACCAACAGCTCCTGCACCACCGCCACCACCACCTCTATATGGTGAAGACAGTTGTCCTGCACCACCATTGTTTCCTTGAGATGGAGTTGTAGCTGGTGTATTTCCACTTCCAGCAGAGCCATCATAACCAGCACCTCCACCACTTCCACCATTTCCACCAACGTGACCACCACTACCAGAAAAACCACCACCAGCAGATTCAATTGTTGTTAAACCTGTGCCTGAAAAATTTGAAACACTTCCCGCAGTGCCTTTAGGATTTCCATATACACCACCATCTCCAACATTAACTGTAATAGTAACTCCAGAAGAAAGACCTGTTTCAGTAGCAGTTCTAAATCCACCACCACCTCCTCCGCCAGTATTACCTCGACCAGAAGCACCACCTCCAGCAACTACTAAAAAATCAATATTAAAAGTTTGTGGAACTTCATTAGCAACTGCTCCATCATTAATAGGTATCCAACCTTGTGTAGAACCTGAATAAACAATATGAACTGTTTCACCACTAGTATCATAAACTGGAGCTGGACTTGTAAATCCTTGAAATTTTGATCCGTTTAAAGTTAATGTTACTGCATTCGTTCCCCATTTTCTTGCAAAGTCAGAAAAAATTAATTCATCTCCAACAGATGGAGAACTAGGTAATGTAAGATTACAAGCATTTGAAGTTGTATTAATCCAAATACCTTGTCCAGCAGATGCTGTATGTGTTGCTCCTGTAACTACTGTTGACTGCCACGAAATACTTGAAAAACCTGTTGATGTTCCTAGGTTACTAATAGTTGCACCTGCAGGAATTGTTATTGTATCACCAGAAGCTCCGATAGTAATAGTATTAGCATTTTCGTTAATAATATTATTACCATCTGTATCTTGAACTGTATCTACTTTTATAATACTACTCATTTTAATCCCATTGTTTTGTTTCTTCATTCCATAAATATCTTTTTCCATCTGTAGGATATACAACAGGTGAATCCCATAAACAAGTTGTCTCATTTAATGTCCAACTATTAAAAGGTTTAGGTGGAATAAAAGCATCTCTAGTTTGATCATAAGAATAACCAATCCCTGCATAATTTTTTCTTAAAGGTGTTCCACCATTTAAGTGTACACCTCCTACAGTATTATAAGATGTTTGTTTCCAAACATCTCTAGTATTATATAAATTATTTAAAAAATCTATTCCCGCTTGTTCTGTAGTTGCAATATCATTTGATACTGTTTCAACTGTTAAAATTATATTTCCTGGTCCTAATTTTGCAAAATGTGCCATTATGATGTGTAACTCCCAGATGCGTTAAATGTTATAATTGTGTTTGTACCACTAGTTGTAACTGTCGGACTTCCGGATGTTGTGCCTGAATAATCTACTGTTGGAACGCTTAAAATAACTACACCTGTTCCACCATTTCCACCTGCAGTAGCTGGATTACCAGAACCACCTCCACCACCACTTCCTGTATTTACAGTTGCATTAGCTCCGACTGCATTGTAAGTAGCAGTTCCTCCTCCACCAGAACCGCCAGTACCACCAGTACCACCACCATAAACACCACCTCCACCACCACCTGCTCTTGTAACTCCAGAACCTGTAATTGTTGAATTAACTCCTGAACCACCATCTCCACCTGTTGTAGTAGTACCTTCACCACCAACTGAACTAGCACCACCTCCGCCACCGGCTCCATAATTAGGAACAGCCGCTAGTCCACCACCACCATTAAAACCTTGATTAGCAGTACCAGGACCTCCTGTACTTCCA